GCCAGACCGAACGTCGTCGAGCTCGCCGGCGGGTTTGCATACGCCGCGATGGTGAAGTTTTGCGACCCCGTGCGGTAGCTGGCGATGTCACCGAAATTGCAGTTGTCAGTGCTGCCGTTGAACAGCAACGCCTGTCCCTGTGGCGTACTACGGATTGCCGTAGGTGCGCCGCTCGGACTGGCCGCGCGGCCCAGCACCAGGTCGCGCGGCACGCCGTCGCCCGTCAGTAACGTGGCAAACGTCAGACCACGCGCCAGTGGGTGCTGCGGGTTGATTCTGGGAAGGCCGAGCGGCTTTCGCCGCGGCAGCTCGAGCCCGAGGTCGCGAGCGATCACGCTATTGCGTCTGCCACGAATAGACCGTCACACTGCCAGCGCCGGCGGCCAGCGCGGTACCGGTGTTGTTCTGAATGATCAGGTGCAGGACGATCGGGCCGGGCAGCGGGAACGGCGCACTCGCCATCACCTGCGTCGTGGCCGTGCTTTTGACCGGTAACGAGCACAGGTAGAGCGCGCCCTGTGGCAGGTTGCTCGCCGCGATGGTCTGGTACGTGGTGCCCGTCCAGGCCGGCTGGGCATACACGTCGAGCGTGTTGCTGTCGCTGATCGTGGGCGCCGCGTTGAACGTGATGCTGCCCTGGATGGCCGCCCACGGATCCAGGTTGGTGGTGTTGTCGACCACGGACGCGCTCGCGGCGATGGCCGCACTGGCCAGCGAGTTGAGCTCGGTGGTCGTTCCCGCCTGCGAATGGGTGCTCGAGAACTTCGCCACGGCCTAAGAAAATTGCACTTTGGCTGTGAACTGGATCGAATCGCCTGAGTTCAGCGCCTGGCTCAGACCGTCGAAGATGGCGTACAGCACGCCGCCCGACGGCGGTGAGCCCGAGCCTGCCGCGTCGAAGATGCCAACGTTGGTGATCGTCTTCGACCCAGCCGCCGTAATGGTGGCCACGACCTGGTGCGTGTCGTTAGTGACCGAGGTGGTCACCTGGGTGCTGGTGCCGCTCACGCGCGCCTCGGTGGCCGGCGTCGACAGGTCGGTGCTGCCCGCCGCGCCCGCGCCGGCCCCCGTACCCCAGCCCACGAAGTGCGGCTCGGTCTGGGTCGGCGTGGCGCCGAACATCCGCCCGCTGATTACGGCTTTTCCGACCGATGGAACAAGCGACGCCATGACCGACCCTCCTTGTGCTCAAACTTCGCGATGGTGCCGAGGTCCTCGACGGCGCGCACGGGGCACTCGAGCGCACACTGGGCGTGCTCGGGACACGCGCGGATGATGCGCGCGCTCAAACTGCCCGCCTGCGGGACGAGGCCCTGCGCCATCTCTTTCACGCTCAGGCGTTGCCCTCGAGGGCGACCGTGGCGCTCAGCCGCGCGTGGCCGGTGCTCGAGATCGAGGCGACCTGGATCGAGATGCGGTCGCCGGGTCGCACGCCGGTCTTATTGGGGTCGCCCACCGCGTTGGCGAATTCGCCCGTCGAGGTGGCCAGCAGGGTGGGCTTGTTGCCGGCGGTGGCCCAGATGCTGGTGCCGTTGACCAGCACGTCGACCACCGTGTTGGCGCCGCCGGTGCCGGCTGTCACGGCGTACACCTTGATGCCGGTAATGCGGCCGTAGGCCACGACGATCCACTCGGTGAGGAACTGGCTGGCGACGACCGCGGCATTGGAATAGCCGGCGATCGTGTCGATGATGTTTTTGCTCTGCGCTCGAGTGCCAGGCATAGGGGAAAGCCTCCTGGGGAATTAGTCGTCGACGGCTGAAGCCGTGGCGACTGGACGTGCGCGGCGTGCGGCCGCTTCCGCGCGCTGGCGTTCGTTATGGGCGAGCTGTCGTTCACTGAGCACGCGTTTCGCAGCCGGCTCGGGTGCTGGCTCTGGTGCGTCCTCGTCGTCGTCGTCAGGCTCAGGGTCGGGCCCTGGCGTGGTGCGTGTGCCGTAGCCCAGCGTCTGCAGGGTGGCTGCCACCGCGGCGGCGATCGCCGCGGCATCAATCCCTCCGCTGCCCACCACGCCCGTCTGGTGCAGGCCCGAGACGATCGCTTCGCCCAGGGCCTGCTGCTGGCGGCGATCGTTGTGCATCACGTCCTGGTGCTGTTTCAGCGCCCGATCCGTGGGAAAATCGTCGCGATCGCAGAACTCGCACTCGTCGGGCGCCGGCGGAACCTGGACGCGCTCGAGCTGCGGAAACCGCACCGGCCGCGCGCCGCGCCAGCACCCCTGGGCTTTGGCCGAGCCGGCGCCAGGCCGGCCCACGTGGGTGAGGTGATCCTTCGTCTGGCCCACGTGTTTTTCACAGGTTGGCACCAGCGGCGGACGCAGGTGGTAGCCCAGGTTGACGATCTGCTCAACGCCCAGCTCGTGGGCGCCGCCGGCCTGGAACAGCGGTTCGTAGGGGTTGTCCATGTAATAGACATTGCTGCCGAACTGGCCGTAGTCGTTCAGGACCTGCCAGCCGCGGTTGATCTTTTTCATCATTTCCATCGGCGAGGCGTCAGTCGAGACGATCTCGCCGCCTGGCGCGCGGCAGTAGACGAGGCCCTCGTCGGCGATGACGGCGTTCGGCGCGTCGGCGGTCAGTGTTTCAGCCATGCGGGCTCGGGCTCTCCTTGCTGCTGCACGTAGGCGGTAGGAATCGTTGGTCGATGAAAGAGCGCTGAGTACTCCCAGTCGACCTCGTCGGTCATCAGGTGGGCCCCCTTGGGCCCGAACGTCGGCAGGGTGCTGACGCGCACCAGGCTGTCATCGGGCAGCGGTGGCGGCGAGGGCTGGCCAGGCACCCGCCGTCGTTTTGGGGGCGGTTTTCCGAACCCTTTGACGGGGACGACGGGCAGGGGCCCGCGCGGCGGGCGGGCGTCTAACCGCACGAACGTCCAGCCCTGCCGCGCGAGTCTCGGAATCATGCGCTCCAGCGACCACTGCAGCCGTCGTTGCATCAGGTCCGCGGTTGCCCGCGCGGGCAGGCGCACGTGAAACTTCACGGCGTACGCCTGCTGCTCGAGACCGGGCCTGACGATGACATTCGGCATGCTCAGGAATAGACGACGATGCCCGCGCCGGCCGAGCCGGGCACCAGGAAGATGCCCGAGCGAGCCGGGATGTCGATGGGGATAATGCCAACGCCCGGCGTCGCGGCCGACACGTACAGAATCTGGCCGCTGGCCGCGGACGGATTGTCGTAGATCGTGAGCGAGCCGGTAATCGCCGCGGTGACCACGATCTTGGCGATGCGGCCACCGCGGGTTTTCACCGCCACGTTCGAGGTCGTGAACGGGGCGTAGTTGGCGCCCTGGAACATGTCGACGTTCGACACGGCGGTCTACTTGGTGCAGAGCAGCTTGACAGCCCAGTTGCTCGAGTTGGTGGTGGCTGCCGCGGCCTCGTCTGCCTCCAGTCGCTCGAACATCCCGTAAATACAGTCCATCGACACGATCCAGGCCAGGTCGAGCGGGCTGTACCAGGTGTGGGTGGTGGGCTGGCGCTGAATCGCTTTGAAGTAGTGCGTCTTGCTCCAGAACGCACCCGTTGCCGCCGGCGCGCTGCCTGCGAGCAACTGCGATTCATAGACGTCGGCGCCGTACATCTTGCCGACCCTGGCTTCTTCCACCGCCGTGCCTTCGGTGCTTTCGCCGATGTACAGCATGTTGGTGAATTTCTCGAGCTTCAGAAAACCCGAGTAGGTGGCTGGGGGAACGACGATGTACCAGGGCCTGGGCGCGGCATTGTTCCTCAGGAGTGTGCGGGCAAGAATCAGGTTGTCGTCGGTCAGTTCGGCCGAGCTCGTGCCACTCGAGTTGGTCGCAGCGGCGAACAGGCTGGCGGCATCCACGTCCATCTGCCGCGCCAGGGCGTAGGCGCCGGCGACGGTGGTCTCGGAGCGGATGTCGTAGCGCGACTGGATCTCGGCGATGTCCTCGATCTCTTGCGCGATGGCGCGATGGCCGTTGGTCATCGGCAGGACGAATTGCTGCTGGGTTTCGGTGATGGCCTGTGGCGTGAGTGCGGTGCCCGCCGCCTTGGCGTTGGCAGTCAGGTTGTGCCTTGACGGCAGGTTGATGGTGTTGGCGTGCTGGTCGACCAGCGCGCTTTTGTCGTCGAACAATGCCGCGATCACGACGTCGTACTGGATGGCCCGATTGAGTTCAGGCGACCAGACCTGGTCGATGTACAGCGCGGCCGTCGTAATCGTGACGTCGGCCAAGGTATGAACCCTCCGGTGGAGGGCTGTTTGAAGTCAGCCCTGATTAGCTGCGACTGCGCTCGGCGTCGGCGCGCATCTGGGCCGTCATCGCATCGATCTGCGCTGGGCTCAGTTTGCGGGCGTCTTTCGGCGACAGGGTCGCGTATTCCTCGATCGAAACGTTGCCGTCTGAGTGGCTCGAGCCATTGGCGCGTTCGGGCGTGGCGCGCGAACCGACCAACCGACCTCTGAGGCCCTGCAGCTCGGCCTCGAGCCGAGCCACCTGATCCTCGCGCGAGCGTTTACCCAGGTCGAAGGCACGTTTGGCCAGGTCCGCGGCGGACGGGGCGCTGTGCAGGGTCTGGTACTCGTTCTCGCCGACACCCTCGAGGTCGCGCAGCGTTGAAAAATCCTGGGCCATCTCGGCCAGGATCTGCTGCCGCGTGGCCTGCTGAAGCTGTTGCGCCTCACGGTTACCGCCGTACATCTGGGCGAGCTCGCGCCGGGCCCGATCCACGGTGGCCCAGTCATTCGAACCCAGGTCTTGAAACAGACCGTCCACGCGTTGCGTGGCTTCGCGCTGCGTTTGCTCGTATTGCTGCGCGCGTGTGCGTTCGGCCTGCTCCCGTTCGTGCTTGGCTTGACCTTCTGCCAGCCCACGCTGGTACGCCTCGTCGGCAGCTCGTCGGCGGGTCCCCCGCGTCTCACCCTGTTCGGGTGGGACGACGGTTCCAGCGCTTTCGGGCGGCGGTTCGGGGATCGTTGCTTCGTCAGGTTCCGGTGCGTCGTCGGCGGGTGGTGCGGGCGTGGTCTCAGGGGGTCTCAGGCTCTCGGGATAGATCGATTGATCGGGACCGAGAGCGATGGTGACCTGGGACTCGCCGTCCGGACTCGTCGGGGCAGGTGCGCCTGGCTCAGCGTCTGGCATTTCTCAGACACGCCTACGATAACACCGCGCAAGTCCGACCGACTCAACCCTCCGGCGCTATAGTGCGCAGCACATCAAAAAGGCTCCCGCACAGCGCGAACTGCCGGGAGCACGGCACCGAAGGAGGTTCTTCCGGATGCAGACTCAGTCTAAATCCTGGCCCCTGGTCCTCGCGATCCTGATCGCTTCAGCAATGGTCTGCGCGACCCTTCTGGCGCTCAATCTGCACAGCACCTACCGGATTCAGGGCATGGGCGGCGACACCTACCTGCACCTGCTGTACAGCGGCTGCTCGGTGGTTACGACGCCTGAGGGCGGTCAGGTCGCCATGACTTGCCCGCTCTGGGTCAACCCCTAGCTCCCCAGCAGCGACTGGATGAGCGCCTGGTGCTGGGCCAGACGTGCTGACGCACCTGGGTCGGTGTATTGATTGCCGAGAATGTCCGGGCCATAGCCCACCACTGGCGCGAGAACGCCCGTCGACTGCATACGGCTCTGGGCCGCGCCAGGCGTGCGCACGATGTCGCCCAGCACCATCCGACCAGCGGCCGACGCCGCGGCCGAGTCGATACGCTCAAGCGCCGCGCGTTGCGCGTAGGGCTGCATCTGTTGAAACTGCGGCGACGCCACCAGCGGCGCGGCTGACCGTTCCAGGATCTGGCCGCGATACTGCTCGAAGGCGCGCTGCTCCTGGGGCTTCAGCCGCAGCTCGTTGGCTGGGCCGTATGGAATCGTGGCTGGCGGCCCGGACGGCGCCACCCCCAGACGCTGCATCGCCTCGAGCAGCGGCGTCTGCTGCCCCGCGGCAGTCCGAACCGGCAACAGCTCCCCCAGGCCTTGCAACGGGTTGCTGATAGGTCGCCCGAGCACGTCCTGGCGCGCGGGCAAGCCCTCCCGCAGTCCAGGAATATTCTGGGCGACGTGCTCGAGGACACTCTGCGGCAACTCCTGCAGCGTGCGCGGCGTCAGCGTCTGGCGTTGCGTCGGGTCAGTCATCTCGGCCACCGAACGCACCGTGCCCGAGGCTGGGACCATGCCGCCCAGGACTTTCGAAGCAACATCCCCCGCGGCGCTCATGCCAGCACCGGACGCGTTCGAACTCGAGCCGACCGCGTCGTACAGGTCTGCGAGGGTCCGCATCGGCGTCGCTGAGGCCACCTGACGCCCAATCTCAGACACCAGTTGCCAGGCCGCCGCGGTGAGCGGCTCTTCAATGCCATACGCCTGTGGCCCGGCCGTCTGTTTGGTCGCCAGGGCCTTGGCGTAGGCCTGGTACGCATCCGCGTAGGCCCCTGCGGTCATCAACGGACCGCGCAACTGCGGCGGCAGTTTCTGCCAACTGTGGTAGGCCCCGTCGGGTCCGATGAAGCTATTCGGCTGATTGCCATTCGCCAGCCACGCCTGGTGCTGGCCGGGGTCGGTCGGTCCATCGCCGGTGACCTGGCCGGCCAGGGCTTTGTTGGCCAGCCACATGCTGGCAACGGTGCCGATGATGTTGTTGGTCAGCCGCTCGGTGAGCGGTCCGACAGCCGTGCCCGTCGGCGTGCTGCCCAGGCCCGCGGCGTACGGGCCTTTTCCAGCCAGGCCTCGCGCGACGTCGAAGCCCGTGCCGACCAGGCCCAGCGGTGACGCCTCGACCATGCGGCTGCCGAGCGCCATGCCCATGCGATACACGGGAAACAACGCGTCGCCGATCGGGCCGGCACGATTCACGAAGTTGCCGAACGCACTGGCCAGTGTGCCGAGATCGCCACGGGCCGCGGTCCGATCGCCCACCGCCTGCGCGCGGGCAACGACGTCCGCCGGTAGCCGCCCGAGCTCGGTGCTGAAATTGCCCTTCCAGCCCGGACTGAAAATGGTGTTGCCAGCAGCATCACCCGCCGCGGCGCCCATCTCCATCCGTTGGATCAATTCCGAGGTCGCGTTCTGGAACGCGCCATGCAACGCACCCATCCCCTCGATGAGATTCGCTATGACTCTTGGCGCGCCGCCAGCCCGCGCCGACAGCGACGTGGGGCGTGACAGCGAATCGCTCAGGCCGGCCAGGAAGTGATCGCCCCAGTCGGCGATGCCGGACATGGCCCCCAGCGTGCGGCCAGCCATGCGCCCCGG